TACTTTATCGGCCCAATCCAGGGTGCGGCTACTGGCTTCGAGCTCTGTGGCTATCCGATCACTCCGGCGGAAGATATGCCGGTTGTGGCTTCGGACAGCTTCTCTGCTGCCTTCGGCAATTTCGGCGAGGGTTATCAGATCGTGGATGGACGCGGCTTCCGCATCCTGCGCGACCCGTTTACCACAAAGGGCCGTGTGAAGTTCTACACGACCAAGTTCACGGGCGGAGACGTTCTCAATTTTGATGCGATCAAGCTGCTGAAGTTCGGCACCTCGTAATCAGCTTCGGCAATTTGATCACGGACACAAAGGAGAAACCCAATGTCCACTCGCGATATGGCAGCCTATAAAAAGGTTGTTACCCACGTTGCCCCGGTCGCCATCACGGCGACTAACACTCCAGCCGCTGGCGTTGACACGCAGGGCTTCGATGCTGCTACGGCAATCATCGGCGTCGGTGTTGTCGCCAACATCGCCAATTCGCCGCAGCCATCGTGGGCGTTCCACGCGGAGGAAAGCGATTCTAGCGGAAGCGGCTTCACAGCCATTACCGACAGTGCGCAGATCGCCATCGCGGCAAGCGCATCACCGGTCGCGGCTCCGGACTCGTCAACTGGCGTGTTCCTGACGATCGACGCAGCGGCGGAGGATGCCACCAACTATCACGTTGGCATCGTCTCCTCAAAACGCTATCTGCGCATCGTGGCGACTGCTGCCAACACTCCGGGATCGACGCCATACAGCGTTGTGATGGTCCTGGAAGCTGCCAGCAGCACTCCGGTTAGCAACTAAACTAAGAAGGGAGGGGAGGAGTTAGAAGCTCCTCCCCTTTTCCTAAGCCATGAAGAATATCGAAATTGCTCGCGAATTTTCTCACGTCGATCTCTGGGAACTGGTTCCCAAGCGATACAGGGCTGGAGATAAATTTGAAGTCGTCGAAGGCCAGTTGATTGGAGAGGGCCAATGCTCAATGCGGTGTGCAGAGGTTGCCTTGATGGAGGGCTGGGCCAGGGAGTCGGGAATCGATGCTGGCCACCAGTCCCTCAGCTCTGGTATGGTGAAAGAGCCGTCATCATCGCCGGAGGGCCAAGCCTTACCCAAGCCCAAGTCACCTACACCAAGGAAGCCCAGATCACGCAAGAAGTCCGCGTGATTGCGATCAACAATGCTTTTACGATCGCGCCATGGGCCGATCTGCTCTATGCATGCGACGGGAATTGGTGGCGGCATCATCCAGACGCACTTGAGTTTGAGGGCATGAAGGTTACCCAAGACGCGACCGTTCAGGGCACTCTCCGAATCCCTAGCGTTAATGAAAAAGGCCTGTCGCTGGATCCTCTCCGGATTAACCAAGGCGCGAACAGCGGATACCAAGCCATCAACCTAGCGGTCTTGCTCGGGGCTTTTGAGATCATTCTTCTCGGGTTCGATATGAAAGCAAAAGGCTCCCATCGACACTGGCACGCAGATCACCCATCCGGGCTGAACAATCCTTCTGATTCGAACTTTGAGTCATGGATCAAGAATTTTGATGAAATGCTTCCGGATCTTGATCGCGCAGGGGTCCGCGTAATAAACTGCTCCCCTGGGAGCGCCCTAGAGGCATTCCCGATTGCCAACCTTGAAGATGTCCTATGAAAGCAGAGCGCGCCAACGAGCACCGCAAATATGAAGCGGCATACAAGATCCCAAATTATCACATGGGCGGTGCCCGTATGACGGACGCTTGTGCGGCTTTATCTTCCCTCCCCGTGCGCGGATCTTATTTAGATGTCGGTTGTGGTCGTGGCGAGATGCTGGACTTTGCGGAACAAAACGGTTTTTCTTCCGTCAGCGGTGTTGAGATCGTTCCCGCGCTGATCGACGGAAACCGCGTTGTGCGCGGGGAAGTTCATGACCTCCCATTTCCTGACCTCTCTTTCGCAGTCGTGACGATGTTCGATGTGATCGAACATCTTATCCCAGGCGATGACGAGCTTGCTTGCCGGGAGCTTGATCGTGTGGCATCCCGACACATCATCCTGACAGCCAACAATCGACCATCCAAGAATGCCATCGGCGAGGAACTCCACATAAACAAAAGGGATTATGCGGAGTGGGACAGCCTCTTTCGCCAGTGGTTTAGCGGCGAGGTCACTTGGCTGAAGGGCGGAACATACTTCTCTGAAAGCTGGGGCGTTGACCTTCATGCTTGACATGGTATCGGCCATCATCACTCCCCATTTCAAGCATCATCCGTATTGGTGTGGCGCGATGCTTGAGGGAGTGCGCTATCACGGCCACGAGACTTCCATTCACACATCGCCGGAGACTGTGCAGGAAGAGGGTCCGATCATTTGCTGGGGGCTTCGAAATGCGGCACCTTTTTTGAAACAAAACCGAGACACCCTGATCCTTGAGTGTGGATACATCGGAGACCGGACTGAGACATGGGCATCAGCAGGTTGGAATGGCCTCAATGGTCGCGCAAAATTTCCAGAAATATATGATGACTCCCGTCTTCAAAGATACCACCCAGATCTGATCCAACCTTGGGATGATTGCCCTATCGGGGTCGCTCTGATTGTTGGCCAAGTCCCTGGCGACCAATCCCTGATCGGATTAAATTTCGACAAATGGAGAAAAGACGCGGAGGACTTTTTTGATGCTCGCGGGACGGCCCACCGCTTCCGGCCACATCCAAAATGTAACATCACTCCAAGCCGATCGAGGCAGGAAGATTTGGATGATGCACTATTTTCTTTGACGCTAAACAGCAACTTTGCAGTTGACTCAATTCTTGCTGGCACTCCGGCAATAACGATGGATGTCGGATCTATGGCGTGGGAAGTTTCGGCCCACTCTCTCGATTCAGAACTCATTCGCCCAGACCGTCATAAGTGGGCATCACACCTTGCTTGGTGTCAGTGGACTGTTGAAGAGATGAGAGATGGGACGGCATGGGAATCACTTCGCAGCCTCAGAACAGGAGCAAATTGATGGGACTTTCACTGATCACAGCGCCAACCATCGAGCCGATCACAAATGCAGAACTGTGGGACCACCTTCGTCTCAATCTTTCAGGAAGCCCAGAGCAGCCGACAACGCGAGAGATGAACTCAGCAGCTCAATGCCTTTCCGCAGCAGTTGCTCTTATTGATGGCCGAGATGGAATCCTAAATCGGTGCCTCGTTCCACAAACTTGGGAATTGACCATGGACGAATTCCCATTCGGAGATCTGATCAGTCTTCCTCTCTAGCCAGTGGTCTCGATCGATAGCATAAAATACACAGATGTGAATGGTGCAGAGCAGACCTTCTCCGCCTCAAGTTATTCACTTAGTCGTGAAACATATTGGCGACCAATGGTGATTCTTGGTTACAATCAAACATGGCCTTCGACGCGAGTAATCGAAGAGGCTGTCCGGATCCGCTTTGTCTCTGGCTTCACTTCAGGCAACTCGCCGGAGGATGCAACCGCCGTTCCCAAGTCACTCAAGCAATTCATACTCCTGATGGCGGGCCACTACTTCGAGAGCAGGGAAGCCACTGTGATCGGCACTATCGCAACGGAGCTCCCTCTGGGTGCTAAGTACCTGATCAACCCATTCATGAATAAGGCTGTCGGATGAAAGCGGGCCAGCTCGATCGAGAGATCATTATCCAGAGTTTCACAGAAAGCCAGGATGCTTCCGGACAGCCGATTCAGAGTTGGGCGACCTTCGCAACGGTCTTCGCCAACCGCAAGATGGTCAAAGGAAACGAAAGATTTACAAGCGAACAGCGGATGGCCGTTCGCACGGCAACCTTCCGCTTCCGTTGGCTCGCAGGGATTACGGAGGAGATGAGGATCACTGACGCTGGTTCAATGTATCGGATCCTTGGAATTGCGAGCGATCAGCGGGAAGGTTGGATTGAAATCTCAGCAGCCGCCACCAATCCGGAGGCAACGCAGTGACCGTTGAAACCGATATTAGAACAAGGATTGTGGCGGATGGTACGATCTCCGGCCTAGTTGCAACTCGTGTTTATCCTTTAGTTCTGCCCCAAAAGCCGACATATCCTGCAATTCGATATGGACGAATCTCCGGACCGCGTAGCCAACTTCTTGATGGGCCTAGCGAATGGGGTTTTGCAAGAGTAGAATATGATTCTTGGGCCACGAGCTACACAGGCGCGCAAACTCTCGCAGCCGCTGTAAGATCGTCCCTGAATGGGTTTATTGGGACGCTCTCCGGGCGCTCTGTAGTAATTCGACTTGAGAATGAACGGGACGATTTTGAAGAGGCTGACGAACTTTATCGTGTGATTCAGGACTATATTGTCTTGCACGAAAACTGATCCCGCTAATGGGAAATGCCTTAACCCTGGCCTTGGGCAAGCCGCAAGCGAAGGAGAACCGTCATGGCGGTTTATGTAGCAGACGGGACGATCATCGCTCGCGGCGATGCAGCATCCCCAGAAGTTTTTACGGCAATCGCTCAGGTGGCCAGCATCGGAACCGTTGGTTCTGATCGCGGTCTGATCGATGTCACCAATCTTTCGAGCGCTGCTCGGGAATACAAGAAGGCCATTGTTGACGGCCAAGAGATCCAGCTTTCGTGTCAGTGGGATCCGGCCAATGCTATCCATGTCCTGCTTCAGGAGACGGATGTCGATGCGGAAACTAGCGTGAACTTCAAGATCACCTTTGCTGATGCAAGCACCACGATCGTGACGTTCGCCGCGATGGTGACAAACGCCTCTGTGACAAATGTTGAAATCGACAATGTCCTGATGCTCAATGTCACATTGAAGCCGACCGGAGCACTCACCTGGACGTGATCACTTGATCTCGCCTAGACGCTAAACAAAAGGAGGATGCCAGATGCCACCCAAGAAGCTAGAAGGAGACTTCCTTGCCCGCGCCAAGTCAGCACATCAGATTGAGAAGGTTGATGTGCCTGGCATGGCCGGGGAGGATGCCTACATCAAGACCCTTTCCGCTTCCGAGGTCCGCTTGATCACGGAAGCCTGTCGCATTGTTGATGATGATAAAACGGACGTCGAAGAAACGTATGACAATGCCAAGCTGATCCTAATGATCATGGCAGCTTGCATTGTTGATGGCAAAGGAGATCGTCTTATCCCGGTAGGACGCCACAAAGAGATCGAGGATCTGCCAAATTCAATCAAGCTGGCGCTCCAAGGAAAAGCGCTGGAAGTCAACGGGATGGGCGGATCTGAGAAAGAAGAAGAGGGAAACGACTAGCGGGTGACGGGCGTCGCCGATTTCTATATCGCCTTGCCCTAGCCCTTGGAATACCCAACGTCGACATCTTGGAGGACAGTTTAACTGATGCACAGCTTACTGAATGGCAGCAGTTCTACTCGGTCGAACCTTGGGGGTCTGAAATGGATTTCTTCCGATCGGGAATTGTTGCGTCTGCTGCAATCAACGCCTCTCCCAACCGCAAGCAAGGGTCAAAGGGTTCAAGCCCAAAGGACTTCATGCCAACGTTTGAGAAGCCAGTGAGGCCAAAAACAGCCTATCAAGAGCATCCACTTCGGAATGATTTGATGGCTGCATTCGGGGCAAGGAACAAGAAAGCTGATGGCTGAGACGATCACATTCAACATCGAGGGCGCAAAGGAGATGGAACGCGTCCTCGATCTTCTTGGGCCGCAAATTGCTAGAAGTCTGGGGCAGGCAGCAGCTCGCGCCGGTGCAAAGATTATTGTGGAAGAGGCCAAGCGACTTGTCCCTGTCCAGACAGGAGATTTGAAAGAGAGCATAGTGATCAAGGCTCTTCCGAATAGAGGCCGAGGGGAGGATCAGGCAGGGGTTTTAATCGGGTTTGAAAAGCCGACAAGCAGAATAGCACATCTTGTCGAGTTCGGGACTTCTAATTCAGCGGCTCAACCTTTTATGCGCCCAGCAATGGATGGAAAAGCCCCAGATGCGCTTGATGCAATGGGGAAAAGTATGGCTGCTGGAATCAAGCGCGAAGCCAACAAGTTGTCAAAAGGCAAAGGATAGACCATGGCTTCCATCGGTTCACTTACTGCCGACCTGCGACTAGAGAGTGCTTCCTTTACTCGTGACATAGCAAAGGCGACAAGCACAATATCTAAAAGCTCCAAGAGGATGGAGCAGGACATGCGCCGCGTCAAGAAAGCGGCAGCAGGTGTAAACAAAAGTTTCTCCCAACTGAAGAATGCGGCTGGCGCATTGGCTGGTGCTCTGGCGGTTCGGCAATTTGTGCGCTTCACATCAGCAGCGATTGATAGTGCTGATGCGATCGCAAAGACATCCAAGCAGTTGGGCGTCGCAACCGACGCGTTGCAGCGATACAGGATCGAGGCGTCGCTTGCTGGCGTTGAAACAGCGCAAGTCGACAAGGCACTTGGCGCATTTACAAAGCGCGTTGGCGAGCTTCGAGTTGGCACGGGCGCGCTTGCTACACTGCTGGGCGAGACGAACGTCCAGCTAGAGGCGCAGCTGAAGGCTGCATCATCAACAGAGGTAGCATTCCGCCTGATGCTGCAGGCAATCGACGACGCGCCGACGAGCTTCGACAAGGTCGCGCTGTCTGCTGCAGCTTTCTCTCGAACAGCCGGCATCGCAATGGTGAACCTGGCTGCGAACGTCGGACAGCTGGACACAGAGATGGTGCAGCTTGTCACACGCTCGTCTGAAGTCCTGGCTGCTGGCGAAAAGCTCAAAGACGAATTCACACTGTTAAGTGAGAGCTTCAGTGTGGGCTTCGACACTGCTCTCATTACGAACCTGACAGGCTCCGTCCAGGCGGCTGCCGACACAATGCGACAAGCGCAGCAGATCGGCGAGGACTTCGGCTTTGCCGTAGGGCAGGCGATGCGAGCACTCGCTGTTGCGGCCAGGATCGTCGGCCAGAACCTGCGCGAGCTTGTCACAATCATTACTGGCTTGATCGCGATGAAGCTCGCCAGCTTCCTGATCGGCGCATCTATTGCCATGCTCAAGTTCGGCAAGACGATCCTTGCTGTTTCTAGGGGAACGCTGCTCCTTTCGACCATCATGCGTCGATCAGGCATCGGAGCACTTGCGTCGATTGTGATCAGCATTACTGCGGCCGCAGCGGCTTGGGAGGCTTTCGGCGAAGACGCTGTCGCAGCCATGGATCGTATGACGGGCGGCATGGACGATCAGCTTGCAGCCATGGGCGAATTGAGCGACGTCACGGACGACCTCGACAGCACGTTCGAAGATTTTATGAAGACACAGAGGGACCATCTTCAGATCGCAGAACACGCCCTGCGTGCGCACCACGAGGGTGCTGAAGCAGTCGCACTCCACGAGGCTGCTGTCGTCATCTTCAACCAAGAGATTGCTGCTGGCATTGAGCTGACGACCGAGCAACGCAAGGAAATGGCTGCCCTGATCATTGCGACAAATAAACAGGTCCAGGCGCTAGAGGATGTCAAGGAGGCAGAGCAAGACGCAAGCGATGCCGCAGCGGATTACTTGCAGACACTGCGCGACCAGGAACGCGCAGCGCAAGAGGCGTACCAACAGCCCTTCCTTAATGCGATCGGCAGTGTGCAAGGCGCTTTCGCAGACATGTTTGAGAGTGTCTTCGAGGGAGGTGTCAACAGCTTCGGCGAGCTAGCTAATGCGGTGAAGCGCATTATGATCAAGCTTGCTGCTGAAGTTGCTACGCTGATGGTGTTCCGTCCTATTGTCGGAGGCACTCTTTCTGCATCCGGATTGCCAGGCCTCGGAGCTCAGCTAACAGGCTCCCCCATCGGGGGAGGAAGTGGTGGGGGGCTGGGCTCCTTTACCGGAGGTGGCATCCCCACGCCTCCCACCTCTTTCCTTGGCGACGGATTTGGCATTGGATCGTCGATCAATTCCTTTGGCTCTTCGTTCGGTTTTGCGCAGACAGCTTCCTCATTAACAGCGGCGGGTTCTGGCGGTGGCGCATTTGCGGCGGGCGTTGCTGGCCCACCTTCATTAGCAGGAGGCACTTTTGGAGCCACAACGCTAACAGGGATGCTCGGTGGTGTTGGTGCTGGATTCGGCACTGGCATGTTCGTCAACAGTTTGCTTGGCGGCAACGACACGGGCGGAATGGTTGGTTCAGGCCTTGGCGCTACAGCAGGGGCAATTATTGGGTCGGTGGTTCCTGTCATTGGCACAGTGATCGGCGGCATGATCGGTGGCGCTCTTGGTGGCGCGGTCGGTGGCTTGTTCGGCAGCAGCGGAGGTGTTGGGCCGAATGCCGCTGCAAGGGTGATTGGCTCATCCGTATCGCCTGAACTAGGATTTAGAATTGGCGGCAGCGGCGCGGACAATGGCGGGAATCTTGCTGGAGTCAAAGCGGAAGCGCAAAAAGCCGTCGATGCGCTCAACGGAATCAAGGATGCTCTCGATCTCGGTTTCACCAACACTGTTTCCCAGACCTTGGGAGCGACCAACAACTTCATCGGCCAAGGAAGAGGTGTCGGAGGTTTCCGATCTGCTGAAGCTCTGGTGAATGCTTTCATGAGTCGTGGGGGCTTCAGCAGTGAAAACAAGGATATTGAGAGGATCGTAAAAGGCTCGACCGCGAAAACTCTCCAAGAGAACATCACATTGCTCAGTTCTATTCCCGGATTGATCGGACCTGTAACAAGCGCCTTTGATTTGGCGACTAAGGCTGTGAATGATAATTTCGACAAGATTGCAGAAAAGGCGACCAAATTCGGAATAAGCA